GGGGCGCGCCGCGGCCTCGTCCCAGGGGAAAGGAAGAATCTTCTCGGGGCTTTCAGCTACATCTTGAGCGAGGTGTGGGAGCATAGAAAGCCAAGTGAAAAGACGAGTATGCTCTAATCCTTCCCGCTTGTGCCCCTCGAGGGCTTGGAGCAAGGCTGGGAGCTCCCAGAGTTCGAGCCGATCCATTACGTAGTCTGGGCTAATCCCCCCTTCGATGATGAGCTGAGTAGCTATTTCGGTGAAGGAGGGAGCGTCATCGGGACTCTCCAATAGTTCAGCCTCTTCGCCGGATCCTCCCATTAGGGAAAATTCGCCTAACTCTTCGAGAGCCTTACCTAATGCTGTATAGTAAGTCTCCGATACATCGGGGCTCTTGAGTACATTCCTCCAGACATCGAAAGGTAGACGACTACCTTCTGGAGTGGCATCTCGTTGCAGGGTGTAGATGAGGAGCTCGACATCGTCTGGATCCAGTAGATCTAGAGATGCAAAACTCCGTGCGGAAAGCCTCTCAAAGAGGAGAACCGCACGGAGCGTTACGCGGAGGCGAAGGGCATCCATTATTCTAGGGTAATGCCTGCTTCGGTAAGTGCTTCGGCGCTGCCTACTTCCTTACCAGACCCCGTCAGGAGAGGACCCGAGCCATTGAGCGTACAAGAAAGAGTCTCATACTCACCATTCTGACTGCTCCTGGAGAGATCGCTGACGGTGACACGCCCCTTACGTAGGACATCCCCCTTGGTGGCTGTACGTTCGCCATTGTTGTCGGTTACAGTGACCCGAGCTAGTTCGAAAGTAACAGCCTTACCGCTAGCGGCGATATGTTCCAGAGCATCGTAGGACATGTGCCCCTTTGTCGTTGAGAGGAGGGCTTCTACAGAGAGTGACCATTCGTTCTTACCTCCCATCTTGTCGTCGAACTTGCCCGAGAGCTTGCTGGCAACGTCAATCTGGCTGGGAGAGAACTTGAAGTCATCTTTCTTAGCGTAGGCAAATAGGAGCCCATTGAGGAAGACCATCGTCAGTTCGCCCTTGATGAGGTCTTTGTTCTTATCGAACTTCTGAGGTGTTGCTGGAGAAGGCATAATGTTGGGTTAGGGGTTAGAGAATTAGGAAATAGCGAAAGTGAGGGACTGGACTATCTTGCCGTCCAGGAAGTACTCTTCGCTGGTGTCAAGAGTGGCGGAGGTAGAGCTGGACCCGAAGATTTTGCCAATATCGTCGTTACGTCCTCCGTCAAGAACAGCATCAACGAACTCTGAAAGCTGAAGACTTCGGTCGTAGTCGTCCGAGACACAGAGAACAGTAACAGTGGTGATGCTGTGGGCATCACCCGTCTTGTCATACTCACGCCCATAGGCTGTTCGGGTGACTGTGATAAAGTCACCCTCGGTACCTTCTGGAGCTAGGAGAGGGAATATCTTCTCTCCGACAAGGACTCGAAGATCTTCGGAGGCAAGGAGCTGAGTGCGTACCCACTGAGCGGATCGCCACTTACGGTTAGGATCGACGTACATACCTTAGATACTTGATAGAGTACGGAATATACCCTGCATAAGGAGGGACTGAGCTCTATATCTCTGGCGCTGCTTCGCCCCCGTCCAGAAGAATGTCGGAGTAACATGCCCTCGATACTTTCCTGCCCGAGTGTAGCGATCGGCGGTACCCTGATCAATGAGATGAGCATGGTTAGCAGCCTTGGATTCGTTATAAGAGCCACGTCCACTCACATAATAGAAGCCTACGGAGAGGCTTATGTGCCCTACTCTACTTCTTCTGGGCATACGCCTGCGAAGCCCTCGGATTAGGTTGCCTCGTGGTCTATGTCCGTTTCGACTCGTAGGGCGATATAAGGCAGGGAGCGTCAAGCGGACGTCCTGCTGGTAGAGCTCTGCTGCCCGAAAGAAGGGCTCACGAAGCCTCTCAGGGCTTGGAGCGGACTTGAGCCGCTCTAGGAAGCCCTTTACCTCGGATAGACCGGTGATGCTGACGATTTCGGGCATTACTCGTCTACATATCGGGCGGTAACTTCGACCGTACGATCGGGCAGAGGCTTGAGGAGGACGATGCTGTAGATGTCAGCACGCCAGCGGAGCCAGCGACAAGCGGTGAGGCGCCTGTCGTCTCGTACTACAAAGACAAGCGAGCTAGGGTCTACGACTTCCTGGGCCTGCAAGCCATCCTTATTGAAGGTTGGACGCAATGTCTTAAGGAAGGCTCGGGTGTGAAAGGCCTCCTGTCGTTCATCTCGTACAGCTCCAGATGGACTCTGAATACGTACGGAGCTAATGAAGGTAATGCGGTGGGTAAAGGCTCCTGCGTTCATCGCTCTATCCTGTAGGGACTGATGAGAGCTGGAATGGTAAAGGGGAGCTCCGTCATGCGTCCAGACCGATAACCCTCCCTATCAGCATAGAGACGAGCAACTATCATCCTCAGAGCATGTCGAAGAGCAGGGGGAAGAGTTCCATCGGACTCCTCAACTGCATAGAGCGGTCGATGGAGAAGGTTCGAGAGGAAATCTTCAGCTACATCAAGGAGCTCGACGATAAAGTCATCATCCTCATCGTGGTCTACGTTGAGGTGTTTCTTAGCTTCGGGGAGGGTTAGGTACTGTGGCATAAGAGTGCACTACTTACGCTTGAGGGCGGCGAATGCCTCTGGGCGGAGCACTGTGATGGAGTAATCACCGTTAAGGGTGAAGTCGATCTTATCAGTCACCCCGTTGTACTGAGCATAGAAGCGATCACCTTCTCCGTGGTGAGCAAGCACCGCATAGGACAATACCCCAAAGAGGATAGCGTCCTCTGGAATGTAGGTAGTAGAGATTACGGGGTAACCGTTCATATGCCCGTCTTCGAGCATCATCTGGGGGTTCCCCTTCTCTATGGGAGACGATTTCAGTAGGCAGTAGGTCTTGGGGTGGACGAAGTAAGCAGCACTACTATCCACCTTGACATTCTTACCTAGCACCTCGGCCTCAAGGGCAACGACCTCCTTAATCGTAGGGGCGACCGAGGCAGACCACCCTGATGTAAGAGGAGCTGCATAGGGTGTAGCGAGTACGGAGCCGATGCCATTGTTGGGGGAGCTTGGGGCGGTCTTGGCAAAGAGCGCCGTGTTAAGAGCATCCCCTACGGCCTGTGCTAGGCGCTCAATGGTGATCGAGCGGAGATTGAGGTTCGTCGCCCCTAGCGCCTGCATGGTGACAGGGACATATACGCCGACACGCTCAGATTTGGCACTCACCTTTTCGAGGCTGATAGCCTGATCACTAAGAGCGACATTCTCTCCTGCGATGGTCGCCTTAACCCCTGCCAAGACAGGCCAGACTGGTTGTCCATGGACACCTGTCTGGATCTTCAGCCCCACTTTGGTGTGGATGAGCTCTGCCTCGAGTGGCTGCAAGATTTCCTGGATGACAGTCGGGCGAGCCGCCTCAACTTGAGGGGTGAGTGTGGTAGCACGTGTTTCCACATCGTATGCTTGGTGGGTGCTATATGCGCGACGTCCAGCCTCGAGGAAGGCTTGGTTAGCCTCTGCACTACCTGTGCTTTGTGTTGCCTGGAGAGCCTTCTGCGCTAGGGCATTTATACTCCGCTCTTCGAGATCAGCAGTGAGCTGAATGAGCTCCCGCTCTTCTTCCTCTGTGAGCTTACCAGCTCTGCGGACTTCTTGTAGCTCTTTGAAGCGAGCATGTGACTTTTGTAGCTCTTCTTGTTCTTTTGTCATAGGGGGGGTAAATTAGAGGGAAATGAGATTGGCACGTTTCAGAGCGTACTCTTCTAGGGGAGACTTCGAGCGGGGCTCAGTATTTGGCTCCTCAGAGGGCGGAAAGTCGGGGAGACTTCGAGTGTTGGCTGTGCTCTGTGGGTAGGCAGGTTGGCTGACTACAGAGACATCACCGAGAAAAGAGAAATGGTCGATATGGCGGATCCATGTCCCATCGCTTCTCTGCTCCCAGCGAGTGTCACCCTTACCGACACCGAAAAGGAAGCTAGAAGCACGGAGATCACCCCTACGTAGGAGCTCCAAAGTGTCATCTCCGAGCTGGGTCTTTGGAGCATCGAACGAATACCGGAGACCTTCTGGGGTGATGGAAAGGGTAAGGCTACCCTCACCATGAGTACTACGGGCGAGGAGCTTGGTACGGTCGTGCTCGTAGAGCGCGAGAACATCAGAGGAACTAAGGAGCTCTTCTGTAACAGCACCACGGTGGACGATCTCTGTGAAGGCACGATCCTCCCACCAGTCATAGAGAACCTCGCTCTCTCTTTCATAGACAATGGCAAGACCTTCAATACAACGGCTCTCACCATCACCTAAAGCAGGGCGAGTATCCAGGCCATCAAAGCTCCGGCGCTCGTGCAGGATTTCTGCTGGGTGGTCTATTGAGGAATCTTTAGGCATACTGCTTGGGATAGTTATACACCCTTACTCTCACAGAGAGTGTTTTTGTCCCCACATTAGTCCTGTGTTATTCTTCAAGAGGGATCTTTCCCTCCCCTCCACGTATCTTAGGACTGTCAATAGGGGCAATATTACAGGAGACAAAGAGGGTGTCCCCACCATCTAAGGGCGCGCGACCTTCAAATTGTCTCCCTTCATTAGGCGTCATCACACCAGACTCTACCGAAGCTTTGACGTAGTCGGCGCGAGTACGTAGATCAGTTGCAAAGAGGGCAGACAGGTCGAAGCGAATACGCTCTGAGGAACGCCGGGAGCGTGGCAGGAGCTTGGCGGTGAACTCTTGCTCGATCTGTCGAAGAAAAGGACGGAGTGTCTGATTAAGAAAGTTGATCTGGGAGTTCTCGGCTTCCTTATAGTTGGTGCTTTGATCAGCAAAAACCATGTAAGGGTGGACTCCGAAGAATCGGCAGACATCAAGGACGGAGTACTTGCGCACCTCTAGCAGTTCTGCGTCGCTGTTGCTCATACTACTCTCTATGAACTGCATTGATCCAGAAAGGCGGATGATGCGCTGGCCTGCCTGTATCTCTCGGTTCACCCTGGCTGTAATTCGGTCAGAAACGTCTTCGCTTAGTGCACCTATTCCTTGTAGTTCATTGCCACCGACAAGGAAGCCAGATTTCTGGTTCCCCGCGAGGAGCCCGTCATTGGTCTGGCGGTCAGCATTGGCACTGAGGCTGAGGCTAAGGGCTGCGTAGCGGATGGTAGAGACACCAGTGTAGCCACCATCGAGGCTTTTGTTCTTGAGGTGGATGATGGCATCAGCCGGGAAGTCTCCGGAGATACCGAAGACAGGATCGGAGATATGGTAACGGTTACTTAGTGGGTCATACGATACGGCTCCTTCGGATAGGAGAATGAGACTATCGATCTGCCCCGATCGATCGAATCGGGGCAGGAGGTAGGCATTACCTGAAAGGAGCAAACGTATGATTGCATTTTGAAGCAAGGTAAAGAAGTTCTGTCGCTCGTTAGCCTCCCCAGAGAAGATGAGGGAGAGTGGGCTAGTCTCGTCATGGAGGAAGACCTTTCGGTCTTTCTTCTGATGCTGGAGATCGAGGGAGGCGATAGTACCAGAGAGAATGTCCACACAGCGATAGACGGCTGCAATTGCCATAGCACTCTCGGGTGTGGAGATGGAGGAGCTGCGGCGTGGAGCGAAGTCAGCGAGGAAGCTATCCAGCGAAGATGAGCCTGAGGGACTTTGGCAGTCTTTACTACGACGAAAGAGTGAACGGAGGGATTGAAGGAGGAACATAAAATGAGGGATTATCTGGTAAGTGGAGGGGATATAGAGCACTCTCGATCTAAGCGTTCTAGGACTTATAGTGATTAAAGAGCCAGAAGCCCATAAGACAGGTGATAGCACCATCTATTTTCTCGTTGGGCGTTGCCTTGATGGGCTTACGGTTCTCGAGGCGGTCGGAGTCGATTACGGCGTTAGCGAAGCAGTAGGCAGTGATTGGATTCGGAGCAAAGGTGACCTGGTCACGGGATAGAGCGAGTTCAAAGGAGTCTACAGCGGTATTGAAGCTCCCATTTGTCTGAGGAATAGGTTCAAGATTTGCCTTACCCACCCCGGGGGTAGCGAGGAGTAAATTGGTAAACTCCAATGCCTTGTAGGGGTCATAACCAATCTTTAGGGTGGCGAAAGGCTGACTGAGGATGAGATCCACGATCTGAGCATAGTCGATGGAGTCACCTTCGCAGAGGAGGAGGTGTCCTGCTTCTACCCATCGGCGATAAAGCTCCCGATTGACATGGCGATCGAGCTGCCCACGGGGGAAGAAGTAGTACGTCACAGCATGAAAGGGGCAGACGGTGGTCCTTCCCTCTGGCACACGACTCGGGGTGTAGATGAGGAAGGTGACGGCGGAGAAGTCGTCGCGCACAGAGAGATCCACCGCACACATAGCCCGTGATCCACGGAGAAGTTCTAGGGGTACATGGAGGAAGGCACGCTCAATGGTGGCTCGATCCAACCACATCTCTCGTTCATCTCGAGCAAAGATGTTGAGAAGCTTGTTTCGGAAGGTCTTCATCTCTCCAGCGGTAAGCTGTGCCTTCTCGTATTCAGCGGCGTAGTACTCAGGGCGTACGGTAACTCCGAGGTGGGGCTGTACCTTCGCCCAGGTATTCGGGTCGCCCTCTTCATCCAAGACATCGGGCTCAAAGACATGGGCGAAGATAGCGTCATTCTCCGCCTCTCCTCGAAGAATAGCCTTGTAAGCCTCTAGCATTTCGATAAAGGGGGTATCGGTCTTGTCGCTTGCGGTGGTAATCACGAAGGTAAGCGGATTTCGTCGGGCTCCCATAGAGCTTGTAAGCACACTCTTGAGAGCGTCTGATTCAGCTTGTGCGTACTCGTCAATGATTACGAGCGAAGCATTCAGTCCATCTAGGCGATCGGCAGCACTGGCTAGACATCGAGAGATCGACATCTTTCCTGGCATGCGATTGAATACCTGCTCGCGGTTGATCTTGAAGCGACGAAGCGTGGGATCGAGAGCCTGGAGGATCTTACTAATCACGCCAAAGCAGACTTGCGATTGTTGATAGCTGTTCGACCCAACGTAACTCTCTGCATTGGCATCTCCGTAGAGGAGATCGTAGACGGCGAGCGTAGCAATGCTAGTCGTCTTACTGAACTTACGAGGAACGAAAAGTAGCACCTCGCGTACCAACCTCCGATCAGGGTCATCAGGATGGTAGAACCAGAAGATATTCGTGAATTGGAAGACCTGCACCGGCGTCAGAGGGAAAAAGACCATCCCCTCGGCACTTGGGAGCCGAATATGCTCGTAAAAAGTTATAAAGTGGCGTACCTTATCGTCTCGAAGGGTATAGCGCACGACCTTTCGGAGAAAGCTCTCTACGGCGAAGAGCTCGTACATATTATGCAGTTCAGGGCTCTTGATGCAATCTCGAATATAGGTAGAGAGTCGCTTATCCAGCTTGTTGAAGCGAGGGTAAGGTATCTTAGCTCTTTGTAACCTTTCGACTAGCTGGGCTTTTAGCTTTTGTGCTTCGCTTGGGCTTAGTGTACTCATTGAGGGCTTCGAGGAGGATCTGATTTAGCTTATCGACTTCGTCCCCACTGGTAAACTTCGCGGTGGCGACCGTCATATTGAGAGCTGTGAGCTTGGCACGTACTTCCTTGCTAGTTTCGATAAACATCGGCCAGGCAGGGTTCCCCTTCTTTCGTGGATCACCCTCTCGACTTAGCTCCTCCACGGTAACACCTTCTTGCATGAGGCTCTGATAAGCCATGTCACGTACCTGTAGCGCCATTGCTAGATCGTCTAATAGAGGCTCGAAAGCAGCAGAGTAGGATCCGATAGCCTCTAGGCACTCACGGAGGAAGGAAATAGTCTGATCCTTGTTCATAGCTCAGTCAAAAAGGATTAGTGAACAAGCTTGGTCCACTGAAGATATCAACCATAGTAGCCCCTTGGTGCAATCCCTGCGATTACTCCAGCTGTGTCTGCTCCCAGTTGTACTTCTGTCCCTGAAATGGCAGGGGGCTTCCCCTATATATCGAATCATACCCTTACCCCCCAAATGAATTTATCTGTCCCCACAACACCTCACACTTGCCTATTTTTCGTTCCACTCGGTTGCATTTTTTGCAACTTTGTCACCTAGCTGCCCCCCGGGGATAGTTCCCTCCCCCCCAACCTTCCATGCACAGAAATACCCCCACGGGACCCTGAGACCTCACGCATGAAAGAGGGAGCAGGGGGTGGTATGCAGGGGGCCTCCTTTTCCCCAAAAAACACCCTCCCCCCTCGCTTAAAATAATCGTAAGTGTCTGGGAAAGAATTGATTATATTTGGTTGGTGCGTATATTTTTCGTATCTTTGTAGTACAAAAGGGATGGGAAACAGAGGCAAGCGAGCCACTTGATAACGGAACTTTTGGACGGGTACAAGGAAAGTCCTAGTACCTAAGAGAAAAGGGGCAAAGCCCGAAGGCCTCACCCCTTTAACTTAAAACTCCTAATACTTCAAGCCATGCGAACGAGCATTAGTATTAGGATTAAGTTCGGGAAGTGGATCGTGACATTCACGATATCAAAGTCCTAAACTTCTTCCTTCCCCTGCTGGCAGGCATACGTTACCCCGCCTGCCATGCAGGGACAAAGGTAGAGAAAGCAAGTCATACTAGCAAATATCTACATCACTTAATAGGTGGTGGATCAGCTAGGTAATGAGAGGCAAAGGAGTCTAGGGCTTCCTTGGCTCGCTCCCTCGCTACAGCCTTGCTAGATGAAGCGAGTAGTCGGTGCGCTTCTTGATGGCAAGAAGTGCAGAGTGCACGTAAGTTCCCAGGATCGAGTGCAAGAGCCTTCATCTCCTCTGGACGTCCAGCAGCGCTCTCTATGGGGCGTATATGATGGACTTCCCGTGCTGGGGTGGTGCGATCGACAAGCAGGCAATCCTCACATAGAGGATGCTGTGATAGATACGTCCTCCTCAAACGACGCCATGATTGGCTATTCATCAGGCGGACATAGTCAGGGGTACGGTGACGCCTCATTCGGCCTGATGAAACTTGAGAAGAGCCCAGCGCTGATAATCATCCCAATTATCGATATCTTCAGGAGGGAAGCAGAGACGAAGGAGCGTCTCGTGGAATAGGTCTAATGGTGTCATCCCGTCAGCTGTCGGTCTAGGAATACGATGAGCAAACATATCATGAAGACGCTGATAATGGTGTTGGGTAAACTTCTCATACCACATCCGCACCTCAGGACGAGGTTCTGGGGCGGATTTCCCCTCTATCTTATCTTCGATAGGTGCATTATCAATCCCGAACAAAAGGTGCAGTAGTGACGCCTCCTTGCTCCCACGCTTAGGATGCCTCCCTAGTTCAGGCGCCTCCCAGTCGCTTAGGGCAGTAAAGGTTTCTTCGATGGTCTCTTCATCCATCTCCATCCCCTTATGCTCCGCTTTTTGTAGCAAGCGCAACACCAAGAGTACAGAAGACTTGAAAAGATGGTAGTCGCTGCGAAATCCGAATACCTTACGAAGACGCCTTAACTCTTGTGCGTCATCTGCGGACACACATGTACGGAGTCTACATTGAATGGGGGGATCTGTGGGCATAAATGAGAAAGCAGAATAATGGTGTGAGTTCGACTTGAATTTTGGCTCTCAAGGCGCCACCCTCCAATTAAAGAGGGTGGACACCTTTACTAGAGAGTAGCTTCAATAGCTCGCCTAAGTAGGCACATAGTCGAGGTACGAAGGAGATCCGCTGGTGTGATACGCAAAAGTCGCCAGCCTAGGAGTGTCGCCTCGTTATATTTCTCAATATCTCCGAGAAAGCCGCGAGCACTTGTGTGTCGGCCTCCCGTCCAAACACCACCCTCGACTTCGAGGGCGATACGTTGGATCGGGAACGCATAGTCAAAGCGCCATAGCCTTGTCGGGTGAAATCGATACTCAGGGACACACTCAACACCTAGCTCCTTTGCACAAATCTGCAAGAAGATCGGAGTTCGGGGATCTGCACTAGGAGTAGGACGAGAACGGCGAGGCTTACCTACGCCTTGAGGGCGGACGGTGTCCACGATCGACATAACGAGGTGAAGATGTATCATATGTCTCTCCTCGATATTGGTATCCCTTGATAACCTCAGGGATGAGGCTCTCTTGTCGTACGGATGAGGCGGGACGCAACAAATGATATGTGCCCTTCTCTGACATCTGTTGGATATCGATCTCACGAGATACAGCCAGCCAGTCAAGCCCCATATATCGAGCTCGAGAGATCTTAGAGCGGTAGCGGAATGTCCCCGTCAGCTCAAAGCCTCGGGCTGGAAGAGCTCCATAGAGAGCACCGAAACACTCGGCTCGATACCCAGCTAGAGTATACTGAGTGAAGGCATCCTCAGACTTACGCTCCCGATCCTTGAGGGCTACCCCATCAGCTGTGCGTACGATGCTGGGAGATAGCTTTGGCAGGCCTGTCCCATCAGAGAGGTGAAGGGTCTCCTCCATATCCTCATCTGTACTAGGAGTGAAGCGATATCGCTCCTTTCGATCTGGTGCAAGATCTCCACCTCGACGGCCAAGAGGATCCGACAACCAAAGAGCTGGAGCCTGCAGAGCTATGATGCTCGGGACACTCCATAAGTGCCACCCCTGGAAGTGAGTGGCAACAGATTCGCCCTGCAGCTTGTAGAACTTAGGGGACCTATAGATCCTGAGTTCTAGTCGAGTGAACGGCTTAGGAGGAAGCGGTATGTGCAGGCCTTCTCCTAGGTACTCATCCTGACCGATATTCGGATGATTCCAGCTAGGACCCCACTTTAGGCGACCCTCCTTACTCATCGAGCCATAAGAGAGATAGGGTAGACGTGTTGTATTCTCTCCATCTCCCCAATGGAGCTCCTCTTTACGCACTCCGATTCCAAGAGACTGAACTGGGTCGGAGTCTCGATCACCTCGAGCGACTAAAGAGAAGTAGATCCGACAGCCCGTGATCTCATCTGTGAACTTCCGGATATGCTCCAGATTATCCCGGGTCTCTGTGAGGTATGCGTTGCGATCGTATTCCCTTCCATAAGGACCTGAACTTGTTAATGGGATAGTAGTATGAGTCTTTTCCGTATACTCTTGGTAGAGATCCTGACCCATTGAGACCATCAACGGGAGATCTAGACGTAGCCCCATACCCTCTGTGTCGGCGACTCTTGGAACGGAGAATATCCAAGCTCTATCCGTCAAAGACCGTCCATTTGCATCTAGTGAAGAGTTCAGATCGTCCCGCAAAAGCTTCACGTATTCCATGTATCCATATAGCTTTGCCTCTGGGATGATCGTTGTAATCGCAAAGGAGTTTACACAGACATAGTGAAAGTCTCCTCTGTCGCGGAAGGTCAAGAGCTCTACATTCCCATTCTCATGTACAGCTCTCAGAGATCTATTCATATATACACCCGTCTCTGGAGCATACTCCCAGCTAGCCTCGTCTATTCTGAATATACTCCACTCTCCTACCGTATGCTGCCCATTTTGGATAAAAGGAGCATCTATACGGCCATGGATGCTCCATGGGTTCCATACCACGGTGTATAACTCCCGGTCTTCTCCTAGAGAAAGAGCTTCTGTTTCTATCCGATCAGCCCCTCCCATTATTGAGTCGAGATTTTCAATGCCATTCGTTCGATATCGCCATGCTGGGAGCGTGAGTTTAATATCCGCTCGAGGGACTAAACGCCACTTCCCCGGGTCCTCCATCTTGGGGAAAGATAATGCGGGTATGGCGTCTGACAGATGAGACTCCGTCGTTAGTGTCAGTGATCCTCGGGCGGGTAGAGCGGACAGTTCACCATCAGCACCCATGGGCACTAGATCCTCAGGCACTAGATCCAAATAGGCATCTTCATTCTGCGTAGAGAAGTTATACTTCCCCTCCTCCGCACTTTGGAGTGTCGAGGGATCCGTGATGACCCAGTTTCCCTCCGCTTGCTCTATAGAGAGTGTGAAGGCTCTGAGTACACGATCTAGCGCCTCAAAGGCCGTGATTGGCTTATCTTCATCCGAAAGGAATGGAGCTGTTTCTACGAACAGCTTATTCTTCCAATCGGTGAAGTGGTCAGCGCACCATGCCATGAGTCCTTTGGCGGCATAGACCCTACCGTACGGCCGAGCATAGGAGTTGGAACTATAGATGTACGCCCATTCGGGATCGGACAGAGCGAGTGATACTAGTGAGGCGATGAACTCTGTGAGCTCCATTCGGGGACGGAAGCCCTGGATCCGCTCATCTCCTGACCTAAGCTCTATCCGCTTTAGCCTACCGAAGTCACAAGCCTCAAAGGCTACTAGGTAGCCTGAATGCTGACTAGCGGGCTCTCGGTAGCTCTCGGGGTCTAGGGTCCCCCGCCACCAGCCTCGCTCCCATGTATCGCTAAGATAGAGTCCGAGCTCGTCAGGGATCCGGAGTAGATCCTCTGTACTCGTGATCTGAACAGAGGATGGGAGACGTAGGAGCGCCACGGACACACTCCCTTCGGGAGATTGCATCAAGTGGCGGTAGTCAAAGTGGCGGGCCGCACCCCCCCCCGCCTCCTGAAGAAGG